TCAAGGCTGCACGACGAAAAGCTGGAAGAGCTGGCCGAGATCATCGACGAGGTGGACGGGCCCCTGATCGTGGCCTACTGGTACACGCACGACTTTGACAGGCTGATGGCCAAGTTTCCCCATGCGGTGGACATCACGACGCCGCAGGGGTTAGCCGACGCCAAGGCCGGGCGGGTTGATCTGGCGCTGCTGCACCCGGCAAGCGCCGGCCACGGGATTGATGGACTGCAAAATCATTTCAGCACAATGGTGTGGTTTTGCTTGCCAGACAGCTTTGAGCTTTACGACCAGTGCAACAAGCGGATTGTGCGGTCCGGCCAAAAAGAGACGGTCAGCATTTACCGGATCATTGCATCCAACGGTTTGGTGGACGAGCGGGTTGTCGTCAGGCTTGCAGAGAAAGAAGCCGAACAGGATTTATTTTTTAAACATTTGGAGGCCAAGTCATGACAAGCAGAGAAAAGATTACGAGCGCACAAACGTCAACGAACTTGGGTGAGAAGCCGGCAGACGAGCTGGCTGACGTGGACATCATCAGGGCGTGCGGCATGGCTGGCCAGAGGAACCCATTGGGTTTATCGATCTGGAGATGGCGTTATGCAGGCGACCATGGATCCATGTTCAAGGTGGCAGAAGGTTTGGTGGAGATGGGCTACCCCGTGGTCGTGGTGTACCGGGTGCTGAGTCACTTGGCCAGCGACGTGTGCAAGACATGTTTTGGCCGAGGATTTGAATTGATAAAAGGGGCCCCGGTCTTGAGTGATCAGTTGTGCGTCGACTGCCGGGGCACGGGTCGACGTGAGATTCTGGGCGTGGCCGAGAACCAGTTGGTGGATACGATCAAAAGGATGGAGCAAGAGATTGCTTCGGCCATCATGCACAAGCTCAGTCGGCGGCTTGACTTTTGATCACTTGGCCGCAAGACTCGCACACATCGCGGCCAGCACGACGAGCGATAGCACGGTGAACAGCTGACTGGTTGATGCCGACCTTCTTGGCAGCAGCGTAAGGCGTGGCGCCTTCGGCCACTAAAGCAACGGCCTGCATGGTGCGCGAGGGGCCAGCAGGGATAACAGGAGCAGCAGGTCGAGACCAGATGGCTTTGACTTTGTCTGGCCAAGACTCGGGCTTAGCTGTGTAGGCGGACCCGGACAGTTTGCCTGCGTTGTCCCAAGCAACAAGGTATCGAACGTTATTGTCGGTCTCAACCAGATCACGCAGTTTGTGTCGGACATTGTCCGACCAAGGTAATTCTAAAAATTCGTTGAGTGTCATGATGATTTCCCTTGGGTAAAGATGTGCCAGCAAGCATGGCAGTACCAGCGGCCGGGTTTGATTTCGACTCCCCCTTCGGGGAGGCGTTCACGATTGCACTTTACGCACACGCGAATGGGGTGGAACATAGGTAACTCCAGAGATCGCACGTTGTGCTTTGTTTTTGGCCCGCAAACGGGTTTGAGCGGGCGTGTCAAAGTCAAGCGAAGCAAGAAGTGACTTTAGGGCAAAGTAGAGCCGATCGTAATCGGCTTTGATCAGATCGATTTCCATCAGTTCGGGTACCAGACCCGGAAGTTGAAGTAGAGAACGACAGCGGCCACGATGATGACCACGATGTAAACCTTGTCAGTGACTTGGTCGATTTGTTTTTGATTCCAGCGTTCGTAGCTCATGCTTATCTCCAAAATTGAATGGACCGGTAACCGGCTGATTGAAGCAGCTTGGTGAACTCAGGCCGGTCGAAAGATTTGATTTGAAAGGTGATCCACCGATCAAGGCTTGGGTCAAAGGCTTGGCCCTTGGCCGGGTACACGGGCGAAGAGCACAGGTAGGATTTGATTTCGTCAGTCATTTGGAAAATCCCGATTAAGTTGAGCAAGCCTGACAGAAGCCATGGCAAAGCCTTGGCTCATGGCGTCGGCCACTTCGATGTCAGTTGATTCTTTGGTAACGCCACCACCGGACCAGCTGAATGAAATTCGTGGGGCACGGTATCCCGTGAACCAGACGACGATGCAGCAGACACCGTCGCTGCCCCAGTGAGTGGGGCTCAGGTACTGATAACGCGTTTGGCCAAACACCCGGCCGTCTTCAGCGTAGGTGTTGTCAACAATTTTTTCGATAGTCATACAGCCTCCACCATTTTTGCAGCAGTCTCGATAGCGTCGACCCGGTCGTTGGTGTAGTAGTCTGACGCGATCGAATAGGTTCCGAACTCGTAGAACTTCACGACAAACTCTTCGTAATCAAAGTCGTAGAAGACAGTGGCAGACCGGTCAGTGCCGGCAAACTCGCATACTTTTCTCATGTCAATCTCCAAAATATCAGGCCGTTATCGGCCGCCTGAATACGCCGCCTAAACACCGCACGCGGTGCTTAGGTAAGGGGCCGAAGCCCCGGGGGTTATGCGAACGAGTGTTCGTAGCGATCAATGAAGTTGTCTTCGGACTTGATCTTGGCCATGCCGTCGGCAAGAGACCACAAAGCACGATTGAGCTTCACGTTTTCGTTGACGCCGCCAATGGCACGGGTTGTGGTGCGGCGGTTGGTTGCAGTGCGACCGGACAGGCCACCGCGAAGCAGGTTCTCTTGAACACGGTTGAACGTGGACCAGAGGTCAGGCTTGTTGTCTTCCCAGCGGCGCGAGCGCAAGAGGCTTTCGGCAGCCACCGGGGCGTTGTCACCCCAGCGCAGTTGCAAGGCTGAGTTAGCGAACACCAGCTGTTCGTCAAACTCCAGCTTGGTCGATTTGAAAGAATCGATGTTGGCGTTGGCCAACTCCAAGTTGTCGAGCACGCGTGTGGCGCCTTCGATCACGTCGTCAACTACTTTGCCAGAGTGACGCACGCGAATGTCTTCTTGAACGTTGCCGGAGATCAAACCGTTCGCGCAAACGAAGCGGAAGAAACCGGACAGCAGCTGATAGCTGGAAGAGCCGTCGTGGCTGTTGAGCAAGATGATCTCAGGCACCTCAGCACCGGACTCGTTCACGCCAGACTGGCGCAGGCGAACCATGTGCTTGGTGAACTCGCGCTTGGACAAGTCGCGCACCTTGGTCTGGCTGATCTCGTAAGGCTGAAAGCCGTTGTCACGCAGGCCGTCGATCACGTCGATAGTGGGGATGAAAGCGTAGCGATCCCCGCGTGACTCGTGGGCTTCAGAAGCCATCACGCTGGGAGCGTAACGGGCGATCTGATCGTTGGACAAAGGAGACTGTGAACGGAAAGACTGCGCAACAGCGCGCGAAGAAGAATAGCGGTACATGATGATTCCTTATTTAGAAGCGTAAAAGTCAAGGGCAGCGGCCTTGATGATGGGCCAGTTGGCAACAGCGCGGGCCTGTTGGTCAGACACAGTCTTTTCAGTGCAACGTGTCTTTGTGCGTTCAATCCAAGCAAAGTAATCGCTGAAGATCGCCGTAGTCACAATGCCGGGCTTAGTAACAAACCCGACACTGGCAGAAGTGGTCAGCGTGCCGGCCCCGGGCTTGCTTGTGCAAACCCGAAGCTGAGCGGTGCGACCGTTGATTTCAAACTCTTCACAGGTGTTAGCTGTCCAAGACTTGTCGCCGTATGGCTTGCGACGCAAGTAGGTGGTAGGGGCGTTCATGATGATTTCCTTGTTTACAGTTCAACCACTTGATCAAGTGAGTCGTTGATGGTGTCGCAAGCATCATTAAGCGTACTGGCGAGGTCTTCCATCAAGCTGATGGCCTCTTCCATGGCTTGGCCCTTTTCGGAACCTTGCAAGTTCTCTGGCATGTTGTCAAAGGCTTCTTGCTCTTCGTTCTGAACATCCTCCACGTCTTGCTGGCAGCTGTTCAAGATTTCCAATGCCGCCAAGATGCGTTCTTGGACTTTGGCGATTGTTTTGCGGCGATCGGCGTTCATGATGATTTCCTTGCTGAAACACGAACAGTGAAGTAGCCATCACCTTGAGTGGTGTAGGCCGCGATCAGTTGACGCGAGGGCGCCAGCTTCTGAGCGATCGACTTCCAATCGATGACAACCTTGCCTTCCGACTCCGAGATGGAAGCGCGGTACATGTTGCCTTCGATCACGTCCAAGCCGGACTTGGCAAGATCTTCTTTGATCTTGGCTTCGTCAGCCTTGAGGTTAGCGATCTGAGCCTTGAGCAAGGCCAGTTGGTCCACCTGAGCGGACAGAGCGTTCAATGCAATCATTTGATTCTCCAAAAATATCAAGCTGTTGTCGGCCGCCTGAATACGCCGCCAATGCCGAGCACGCTGGGCATTGGAAGGGCCGAAGCCCCGGGGGTTAGGAGTTGAGCCACTCCTCAAAGGTTTTGATTGGCCAGCCGAGAGACTCGGCACAGGCCACGTAAATTTGATAACGCGATTGCAGGGTTTCCATGTTTATCTCCAAACAGAGTAGGGTTCGCCACCGCTGAGAGCGATGTCGTAGGGTGAAAAGACAGGGATGAATTGGCGAGCGCCAACGGTCATGTTGACCGCGTTGTCGTAGAAGTCTTCGCGCAGGGTGTCGAAGCGTTTGCCGCCTACTTCAACCAGCGGCATGTCCAGCTTGACGATCTGAACGTTGATGGGTTCGTTGCGGTATTTCATGCTGGACTCCTTAGATTTGGGCGTTGGCGTAAGCGTCAACGTATTGAATGTCAAAGCCGAGGGCCTTGATGTCAGCGACTTGCTGAGCGTTAAAAGTCTTGGCGCCAATCAACTTGGCAAGACGCAACGCGGTGGCGTTGGACGGGTCCGGGTAAATCTTCGGAACGCCGTAAACGATTTTGATCATCAGAAAAACAACTGGCATATCGATCTCCAAAAAGCATCAAGCTGTTATCGGCCGCCTGAATACGCCGCCAATGCCAAGCACGCTAAGCATTGGTAGGGGCCGAAGCCCCGGGGGGTTAGACCAGATCAAGGTCCTTGATGTCTTGGCCTGAAGCCAAGCGACCGTTTGCAGCAATGCTGTACTCGATTTGAGCAAGCGCTGGCTTGTAGCAGTCACCGTAGTCTGTCCACTGACCACTCATACGATTGCCTCCAAACCAAACAACGTAAATGTTGAAGCCTCGAATTGCAGCCACGGTGTAGACCTGAGCGTCAGTTAGTTCATTACGAACAATCAATTGACCAAGGTAAAGCTGCTTGAGAGTTAATCTCTTTGCCATGTAAAACTCCTAAAAATATCAAGCTGTTGTCGGCCGCCTGAATACGCCGCCAAAGAACAGCACGCTGCTCTTTGGTCTTCCTTCGCACTCGTCAGTCTGGGGGACTGGGTCTAAGCGGTCTGGCTTTTGATTTCCCGTTAGGTACTTTGTAATTGGCTGGTTCCCTTTTTGTATCCCGCTGGTCCTTTGCGGTGGGTCGTTAATGACCACAACTCAAATGTAACACAGTGACTGTCACTGTCAACTAATTCATGTAGGGTTGCAAAAATACAACAAAAATAATTTGATTGCGTTGTTTTCATGCAACAAAAAACTTTTGACTTTTTCTGGTTTTTAACCACTTGACCCGGATTTCAGGCTCTGGTAGGCTCTGCGTGTGAGAGTGCGCCTTGAAAAAGCCACTTAAAACACCGCTCAGCCACCCCGCAAAGGTGGCTTTTTTCATTCTTGGAGAACGCCAAATGGCCAAGACAATTACGATCACGATGGAAGACAACGGCACGATCACCGTTGACTCTGATGAAATGACGAAGCCCTATCAGTGCGAGAGCATTGATGAGTGCCGCCAGTTCGTCGATAAAATGCTGGCGGAAGAAGCCGGTGAAAGCCCCGAAGAGCAGGCCACGGAGAAGCCAGAGGACTATGGCCAGATGTGGAACCAAGAAGCAGCAGCACGTAAACCCCAACCCGGCCTCATGGCCTAAAGGAAAAATCATGGAACAGAATTACTCCAACCCAGCATCACGTAACACCATGCGCGCAGCAGGCGGCATGACCAGCAACTCGGCCAACATGCCGGGCGCAGCCATCGGCGGTGGCGGCAACGCTACTCAGGGCGCGGGCACGATCCCGAGCAAAGTCTCCGTGCCGCTGCCGGGCACCAATGAAACTCAGAAGCCGTACAACGGTGGCACGGCGAAGACCCCTCAAGGCTTCAACAGCGGTGTCATCAACGGCATGATCTGACGTGCCAAGTAAATCTTCAGCGCAAGCGCGGCTTATGGCCGCAGCTGCGCACAATCCCGCTTTTGCGAAGAAGGTCGGCATTCCAGCGTCTGTTGCAAAGGACTTCAATGCGGCAGATAAGGGCGGCGGCTTAATTCGTTCGGCAATGAAACATGGCAAAAAAGATAACCGCGCGCCTCGCTGAGCTGTCCGGGGCTCCGCCCCGCATGGCCACAGTGGATGACTTTGAAGCTGCGGGGGCAAACACGTCCAGCACTTACGCAAAGTCGCGCAAGAGCAAGAAGCCGTTTGGCATCAACTTGCGTGCGGTCTCCGAAGCCCTGATCGAAGAGGGACTGGACCCGGCAGTTGAGATGATCAAGATCTTGAAGAAAGAGATCCCGGTCCTTGACAGCAATGGCAACCCTCGATTCATCGGCAAGACCAAAGTGCCAATGATGCGTTCGGCGCTTGACGATGACACCAAGCTGCGCACGCTCAACGAGCTGCTGCAATACACACAGCCAAAGCTGAAGTCAGTTGAGATGAAAGTCTCGGGTGCACTTGAGCTGACCAGCGAACAGCTGGACAGTCGGCTGAACATGTTGCTGGCAAAGGCGATGAAATGATTGACATGACTTTGCTCACCGATGACGAGAAGCGCGAGCTGTACGAGCTGCTGCGCATCAAAGACATCCGGGCAAAGCGTGATCGGCTGGTGACCTACTCGCCTTACGCCAAGCAGATTGAATTCCATACAGCCGGCGCCGGCTTTCGCGAGCGCTTGTTCATGGCAGGCAACCAGCTTGGCAAGACGTGGGCTGGTGCTTTCGAGACAGCCATGCACGCCACAGGCCGATACCCGGCTTGGTGGACAGGCAAGCGTTACAACTACGCTGTCCGGGCCATGGTTGGATCCGAATCAGCCGAGTTGACCAAGAAGGGCGTGCAGCGTTTGCTGCTGGGCCCGCCTGAGATGCGCGAGGAGTGGGGCACCGGCGCCATTCCGTATGAATGCGTGCGTGGCACATCGATGAAGCAGGGCGTGCCTGATGCGGTGTCCAGCATTGTGGTCAAGCACGAGTGCGGCGAAGACTCTGTCATCCAGTTCAACAGCTACGACCAAGGCCGCACGAAGTGGCAGGCCGACACAGTGGACTTCGTCTGGTTTGACGAAGAGCCACCACTGGCAATTTACTCTGAAGGCTTGACCCGAACCCAAGCGGTTGGCGGTCAAGTCTTTGTCACGTTCACGCCTTTGCTGGGCATGTCCGAAGTGGTGAAGCGATT